TAGGTGTCTGTCCACCTAATTGTTTAGACCACCAATCAGAATTACTCATTTGGCCTCTCCCCATTTGTTAACTATCTTTACGTCTGCAATCAATGGAACTGTAATCTCTTTCAAGATAATTCCTTCCATTGAATCGCGGATTGCTTCAGCAGTTTCTTCTGCTAAATCTTCACGAGCAACTGTAACCAATTCATCGTGCACAGTCAAAAGGACATTGACGTCTGGTTCATCGACAAAACAAGAGTGCGCCCTTACAATAGCCAATTTCATAATATCGGCTGCAGAACCTTGAATAACGGTGTTAAAAGCCTGTCTTTCAGCCCTAGCCTTCAATCCTTGTTCTTTGCTTTTAAGGTCTGGCAAATACCTTCTACGGCCAAAAATCGTCTCTACATAAGGAACGTCTAACTCTCTGGCTCGTCTAATAACTCTGGCTTTGTATTTATCAATGTCATGAAACTGTTCCATAAAGTCATTGAGAAGTTTTTTAGCCTCTGGAACTTTAAGGCCCAAAGAAGATGCAATCTTGTCAGGTCCCACGCCATATGACATAGCCAGAACCAAGACCTTACCTGCTTTACGGTCAAGGCCTACAGTGTTTCCAATAGTGGTGTACACATCTCCACCAGTTAAGTAGTTGTCCATCAGAATTGGGTCATTAGAAAATGCCGCAATAATTCGTGGTTCAATTTGTGAGTAGTCTGCTACTACTAGTTTGTATCCCTTTGGGGCATAGAAAAGGTTACGAATTAATTTTCCATACTGTCCGCTACTAGGTATGTTTTGTAAGTTTGGGTCACTACTGGAAAAACGCCCAGTTTCTGCACCGTGGGATTTAAAGTTTGTGTGCACTTTTCCATTAATAAGAAGGCTCTTTTTATCGACAATGCGCGATTTCCCAGATGTAGTACGAGTAACTTCTCCACCTAAATACGGAATAACATATGTTGTTGCTAACTTGTTTAAATCTTGGTATTCCAGAATGGCATCAACTAGTTCATCCTTGGCTCTATAAAACTCTAAAGCATCTGACGATACCGAGTAGTTATAAATAGTCAACGGTTGATTTGCAAAAGCAAGATTTTGACCTTTGGCTGTTAATGCAACTTTAATACGAACGTTGGGCTTGATACCACGACCACCTTCTTCTTTAGGAGAAAAAAGCAATTCTTGTTTTTCTTTAACAGAGTTCATAGAAAATGCTTTACCAGCAAGTTTCCATGCCTTTGCCTTAGTAGCATCAATGTCTATCTCTAAACGCTTAGCAAGGTTCTCTAACTCTTTTACGTCAATACTTGCACCTTGTAATTCCATGTCACATAGGGCAGCAACAACGTCCATCTCAAGTGACCATACCCGTGCCAAACTTCCAGTTAATCTAGGCTCTAATTCTTTATACAACTTCCATGTTACTTCAGAGTCAAACCCAGAATAATGAGCAACATCTGAAAATGAGTGGGCTTCCACCTCTACTCCAATACCTTTTTCAACTTTAATCTTAAGAAACTTTTCAGCACAATCTTTTAATCCAAGTCCTCCGCGATTGCGGTTATCAATAACAAAAGCAGCCATTAACGTATCAAAAAAAGGTTTCTTTGGAACTACTCCACGGTAATACTTAGCAATTGATTTAAGGTCAAACTTAATGTTGTGCCCAACTTTTAATTGGTCACTAAAGAATAGTGGTTTTAATGCTTTAAATACTTCTCCAGGAAGTAATTGGTCTGGAGGTGTATCAAATACTGGTTTCCATTTTGCTTGGTTCTTAGAGTAATCAGTTTCTTTTAACTCTTTACCCGCATCAACTTTACGTTGTCCACTAAGAAGTAACTCTTTGTCCCAACGCAAGAATTCACCGTTAGGATGTCCCATTGGAATAACGTCAGTACGACCTTCAGTTGCTAAGGAAATCCAAAGTACATCGTTAACTACTGGTTGAACTCTATTTTCTCCAACAGTTTCAACGTCAAATGCAAAACCATCAACCTTGGAGTAATACTCAACAAGGTCATCTAATTGTTCTTTTGTTGTAATTATATTCATGTGTCCCCCTAGAAGTTAATGTACGGGAGCCTGCGAACGGAATAACACAGGCTCCCATACTTGTGGAAGTTACGCTAAAGAGCGAGCGATTTCAAGCAGTTCAGAACGGGGGGTTTCACGCACTACTTCATCGGCTGAGAATAACTCAGCGTTTGCTACTAACTCAGTTACGCGTTCTTGCGGTAACTTCCATTCCTCTGTCAGGTCACGCCCACGAACGAAGTCGAGGGTGTACTGCGTTGTTGGACCTGTTCCCAACCGAGAAACTTCCCAAAACTCGCGGTCAATAGGACCTTTACGCTCATCATCATGAGCCTTCTTTATTTGACGTGCGAGTGATGGTGGTGCAGTTAATACTTGTACTGTTGGTTCTGGGTCTGAAAGAACCAAAACATTGAATGCAAATTTTCCACGTGGCTTATCGCCAAGGATTTCGCAAAGTGGGCATCCAGCACCAATGCATACAAAAGACTTCTTGCCCTTTGGACGCTCAATCCAGTGCTGTTCGTATGTTGCAAATGGTCCAGTCTTATCAAGGAACTTCACAAGTTGTGGGTCCTCTGAAAAACGGAAGTCAGTTGGAAACTCAGTTGAGTCGTTGTTCATCAACGCATCAAGAGAATCCCAACCTTGTTGTACGGTTGTTCCAACTTTAGGTTGGACTTCTGAACTATCTTCATCAAGATAGTCTGCGGCTTCCACCGCTGGTTTTGTTATAGGCATTTTTTTCCTTTGGGTCATGAGGCACTTTGGCTCTCTTTGGCAGTGATGTCCTTCCAGCGCCTTACTAAAGCATCTGTCAGGTCTTCAAGTTGGCTCCACTCTACACGGTCGGAGCCGATTAAGCCACGTTTGGAAAACTCCTCTATCGTGACTTCAATAAGAGCGCGGGTATACACCCGATTCCCTCCCGTCTTACTGTTGTTTAAAGTCTTTGACCTTAAACGGTAAGGCGCTCGCGGAATGTATCCTTTGCGCTCCCATAGGCGAACTGTCACAATGTTTTTCTCTAATGCTTTTGCTAAAGCACTGATAGTAAACACTTCAACATCTTGTCCACCTAATGTTTTGCTGATTGGGTGTTCATCCCAACCATTTGTTTCTCCCACTTTTTTGCGGGAAACTTTTGGGTCTGCTTCACGGCGTTTACGTTTTGACCCAGGAACATATTCGAGGTCAGCAAAGGCTGCTGCTATCTCGTCTTCCCCACGTAAGCCAGGCATTAATTACTCTCTAACTGTTCTACATAACTACCAATATCTTCTGCATGGTCATCACAACACAAAGAATCGTCTATCCAAACACGCCACTTAACTGGATTTAAACATCCATCAACGTAACATTTCACAATTACTTCTTACTCAAAATCAATGCCCACGTAATTGTTTGTGGGTACATAATTTCAATCTCTTCTGCAGTAAGTTCATCACTGTACAAAGCAGCCATGAGAGCATCTTCATCAACAACGCGAATGGTTTTGTACAAAGTTTCTTCTAAACCTTTTTGAGCAATGATTTCTTCAGCAGCGGCTTCATCAATCTTGCGAAGTGTACGACGTTGTTTTGTTAGTGCAACGTAGCCGTCTACATCTTGTGGTAACTCTAAAACAATGTTGCCTTTAGAATCTGGCTCACCGTTTTCATCAAGAACCTCAAACAACTTAGCGCGAAGTTCTTTTTGTTGTTTTTCTAAATAATCAAGTTGTGATTTAAGAAAAGAATACTGTTTTGTTTGGCTAATTAAATCGTCTTGATTAGCAAACCTTGGTTCGGATTCTTTNACTCTTGCCATTTTTCCCCTCTTACTTTTTGTTTTCCTGTATGAACTTTAACAAACTACCTACCGTTAAATCAACTCCACCCCGAACGTTAATGCCTTCTCCGTCCATAACAGCGTCTGCTACAGCGTTCTTTTGATTGAGCATCTGGTATTGCCGCTCCTCTATAGAACCGTCTACAAGGAAGTCTTGGATTACGACGCTTTTCCACGTGCTAGAAGCGCGACGAATTCTTGAGTTCCTTTGTACTGCAGTTCCAGATGCCCAAGGTAAGTCATAGTTTACTAGTAAGTTAGCCTGGGGCAAATCGACACCGTAACCTCCTGCGTCTGTAGAAATAAGAACTCTAACTTCTTTAGACGTTTGAAATTCTGTCTTAGCCGTTTCTTTTTGGTTGGCATTCATCTGACCTGAGTAAGTTCTGCTTTCTATCTTCTTTTGAGTCAAAATGTCTTGAATTATTGGCAACATACCCAGGTAGCAAGTAAAGATAACTACCTTTGAATTTTCATCAATCTCTAGATGGTCCATTACATATTCAATGGTTGTATCTAATTTGGGCGATTTTTTGCTGAGGTCATCCAGAGCACCTGCATCTGACAATCCAGCCAAGTAAGCACTTCCACCTCGTGAGCCCTCAATATTGACTGAAGTGTCTTCATCCACAACTTGCCAGCCATTCTTAAACTTATCAACGCTGTTAACTAACAGTTGTGGGTGGTCTACAAGCATTCTAAGAGCGGTTATCTTAGACATGATACTTCCACGCAATTCATCTGCTGCGCTTCCTTGTTGGTATCCATGCCCATAGTGCGCTTCTAAAGAAAAAGAAGAACCCATAAGTGCTTGGGCTTCTGTTAATTCTGTAAATAAATCTGTTGAAATGCGGTCATATAATTCGGCTGATTTTTTATCTAAGTGCACAAATATTGGGTCGTAATGGATTGTTTCTGGAAGATAAGGAGCAACGTCTGCATCTTTTTGAGTTTTACGTACTGATGATGTTTTCATCTTTTCATGAAACAAGGGCAAATTTCTGTACCGTTGTACTCCTCCAAAATGATTACGAACAATAAACGTTTGGTCAAACAAATCAAACCGACCTAATACTTTTTCATCCACAAACTGCATAATGCTATATAACTCTTCAGGACGGCCGTTTTCAATTGGAGTACCTGTTAAAGCAAATCTAATAGGAACATCTTGAGATAACTTCTTTACAGCCTTAGAACGCTTAGACTTAAATCCTTTAATAGCAGTCGCTTCATCACAAATTATGGCTCCCCACTCGTAATCTTTAATCAATTCCCAATCAGCAACTATTGTTTCGTAATTGCAAATCTCATAATCGGTATGGTTTTCCCAATCCATATCCCTTGACCAACGAATGTGTCGAGTAGATTTTGACCCATCAATAACTGTTGCACCTGCATCAGAGAACTTGTGTATTTCCTTTTCCCATTGATACTTTAAACTTGCTAAAGCAATAACAAGAACTGGTTTTGTAATAGCGCCTTCTTCTTTAAGTTTTTCAATAGCAGCAATAGTCAAGACAGTCTTTCCAAGACCCATTTCATAGGCTACTAACATCTTCTTTCTAGCAACCATTTTGTCAACAGCCTCTGGTTGATAAGGTAACAATGTTCCTTTAAATGCCATGAAACTCAACTCCATCTACTGGGGTTGGTGCGGTTAATAAAGCCCCACAATCATCACACTCAGCGTCAGTAAACCACAAAGAAATATCTCCATCTTCAAACATTGCCTTTATACGAAAAATTAAATGACCACAATTTGGGCAAGCGTGTGTAGGAACTCCACGAGCATCTAAGACCATGCGTATGCTTTTTTTCCGTAAATAACGTCTCTTGCTGTTTCTATCCCACGATGAATTTCATCTACAGTCATATCTCCTGGGTCTTTAACATCAATGCCTGTGTAATTAAAGTAAGAAAGTTCTAAACCATATTTACGTGCATATCCACGCATTTGTTCGCATGCTTTTTTACCAGCCTCGTCTTTATCAAATGCTGCAATAACTTTCTCTGCACGTCTCATAATCTTGGCTTGTTCTTCACTTAAAATTGCTCCGTAAGTAGAGATAGCACCGCCAACTCCAGCAGATGCTAACCGTGCAACATCTAAAGGGGATTCGACAACGACAAGGATGTCTGTTGCCATGACCTCGACTCCGAATACAG